TATAGCTTGCGAACTTATCTATCAGGCCACCACCACCATCGACGCTTTCCATCCGGATATTGTTACCACTGAAATCACCACCGAAATAAAGCGTATTAGGATCGGAAAGAACCCACCCTAATTCTTCCCACTCATCTAATGTATGCCATCCAAGATTGCGGACACTCGCGATTAAATACCGCCAATCTTCTTCATCGATAGACGTGCTCGGATCAACAATCAGTCTCGCACCAGGACTTATTTCCCCATTATTTTCAAAGAAAATATCATCAATCTCGCACTCACTCGGCATTAACCAGATTGTCTTTGCCATGGCGTCGGCATCAAACCAACCCCATGTAGATGTGTGGAAATACGAGCCATCCTGCGGTTCAGACGCATCGCCATCAAAGAATCCATAACCACTTTCAGGCTGTCCCCACGTCGCTTGACTCGTAGAGATATAAGTTATTCTTATGGTAGGCGTCTTAGTATAGCCATATAAACCATGTGCCGTTTGCCATGGATACCATGTGTTCCCAATCTTATAGAATCTATCAGACATTCACGGCCCCCAACTTAGATCTCGATATACTCAGTTTCGTATGCGTCAGACCCAAGATACAAAGTTTCTGTGCCTGTGCTTGGTGCTGTTGTCTGTGCATAAGTATTATAGTCACTCTGTGCCCCGGCATAGACCTCAAATTCAGATTCAGCTTTTTCGACGTGTCCGGCTTCCCACTTGATATGTGCTGGGCATACTTCTTCAAACCAATAAAGAAAAGTCTCTAGCTTATCAATCGATGTGTCGAATATTGTTATTGATAGAACAAATGGGTCGTTTTCGTCAATATATAGCTCAAAATTTCCTTCTCCAAACAGATCTGCCATTACCTTTCGTGCGTACAGAATGGTTATTGGCTGGTTGTTTGACAAGTGGAGAATTATAATTCTACGGCGCTCTTCAATTGTTTCTCCACCGTACAGTTTAATATTTAACAATGATTCCCAATATTTTAGAGTTTCTTCATCACATGTCTGAATAAAGAAATTTTCTGTAATTTCATTGAAGTATGTTTTAACCTGCAACAACTCTTCATTTTCAGAAAAAGCCGCAGAAAACATTGACTTTATGTTTCTGAAAACAGGCGGCAATAATTCAGTTAAGTCATACCAATGCATTTCAATACTCCGATTAAATTTGAGTTAAGACAATGCTATTAAACACAGGTATTTCCTGCCCGCCAATTATACCCTGTTCTGTTAGAATCAAATCGTCACTATCGCCATTAATCTTTATATTATTTGCGACAAGTACACCATCGATTGAATTGATAATTCCAAGAACCTTGTTTATGTAAATGACCATAGAATATTCAGCATTTCTCCAAGACCCCATCTGACCCCATTCAGCACACAAATCTTTCATGTACGTTCTAATTTGTGCCTCTGCTTCGTCTTGAATTTCTATTATTGTCTTTGAAGAACCAGGCTTTATCTTTACATCAGCGGTTATTGAGATTTGCACGGATGTAGCAGTTGTTACAGTTGCGACGGCGCCAATTGGTGCCATTCCATAACCATTGTCACTAGGAATAGTTGAACCATCGTCTGGAGGGCATAAAATCATCTGAAGCTCGGCAACTTTGTCATTAGTAACCGGCAAATAATCATAGTCTACAACGCAGCATAAAACTGTTCCCGGCCCATCCCATACGGGATAAACCTGAACAGCACCAACCCCTGATTGTTCAAGTAGAAAGTTTCTATATGCCGGTATATTTCCACCAAATTCAACCTTACCTACAGCAAGTTTGTAGCGTTCCCTTAATGCGCTATCTGATTCTTGATTTGTGCCGTCAATTGTTATGTCAAGCAAAAGAGCTACAGTAAGACCAGAAATAAAATCCACTGATGAAAGCGATGAATTTATTATGTTTCCAATCTCGCCACTCTCATCACAAGTGACTAATCCAAGATAAGGCGCGTTTGGATATTCTGAATCAGGGACAAGTTCGCATCCTGATGTCAACGTAAAATAAATATTATCGCTAACATCTATTACTTTAAATCTACTACCAACAGGCGGAGCAATGTTAAATCGCGCTTTCCTAATACAAGGCGTTGCCTGTTTCCTAGACAACCCTGCTTCAGCGACTTTGTAATCCAAATATTCACCCGTTGCATAAAGCGCATACGCCTGACGCTGTATGTATGCAAGATCCAAATATAGCCCTTCAATAGCCCAAGCTGCTGCTGAAAGGCTTGTTCGTATTAAAGACCCATCACGTTTATTGAGTTCAACAGAGACACGTGAGAGCATGTCTGACAGAATATTTGCAAATGTTTTAAGCGATAAATCAATCATTCTGCACCTCACATTGTAACGGTCATTGTGAACGACGTACTACCAACTATTGTTGTTATATTGAATGTAACTATCATATCAGAGCCATTGGTTTGCGTAAACTCAAAATTGTCTATAGATAAAACCCTGTCATCAATTGATAAAGCGTCCCTGATCCTTCTCGCTATCTCTGATTTCGTATAGGAATAATCTGAACCGATTAAATCTTCAAATGTTGTCCCATAATTGGCCCCCATTATTGGATATTTGTAGCGCTCTGTTTCTAAAGCAAACTTAACCGCTTGAATTATTGTATTGAGTTCATCCTTAGGTTCAGTGTTATCTTCAGATTCAAAGTCAACAATCCATTCATTATTCGGGTATGATGTGTATTCTGCAAACCTTGTCTTTATGTCCATTTTTTTACCTATTCATGTTCAAAAAGTCTTGACAAAACAATAAATTTCTGCCCAGAGCTAACCCTTAACATTAAGACCTTGTCATCTTTTTCAAGTTTTCTGTTTATTGTGATAACAATCCTATCTGAATTTGAATCAGTCGGCAAATCGGTTCCATGTTCTGTGCAGACTCCAGATATTACCTTGTCGTCAACGTTTGCTAACGTTATAGGTGTCTGAGTTTCAGCATTTAATGGTGGGCTTGTTGGTGTTGGCGAACCTGCCGGATTGATATATGAATGCACATGTTTTAATAAGTCATCACCCCATTTATGGTTATGCTTTTGAATTGTAATCTTCTTTTCAACGACTGGTTCGGTAAGAAGTATTGATTTACCACTAATTTCAATTGTACCGTCGTTTAATCTTATTGTTATTGGATCTTCTTTTGTAACCGTTCCAAAGCAATATTGTACGGGAATTGTCGATTGAACTGCATTGACGGCTATTCCTTGAATTACAGTTAATAAATTTGACATTAAGAGTCCCTCCAAAATGTCCTTGTTTCAAGTTCCATTGTGTGAACAGAATCTTCAAATTTATGTTCAACAGAATCAAGAACAACCATTTGTCTTTTTGACACATCATCGTCAAGTGAAGGAAAATGAATTGTAATCACCATACCTGCCCTCAAGCCAACAACACCTAAAGCCGAAATATTCATTGTTTTTAAAGGTCTATTCTTCATCTCAAGCATCTTATCCGCTCTATCTTGCATTTGAGAATCCTGTATATTGTTGTCGACACTTTCACGTAAACACAATTGTCCCCAGCGGCTTACATTCTCATTTGCATTATTATTCGCTGAAACGAATCTACGCCCCCCGGCACTTCCTGATTCACGATACAGATAAACTTGGTTGTATGTGTCATTATCAATGTCTGTATTCAATACATATTCAGTAGCCAGAGAATCATCGCCAACCATAATATCAGAAATCATTTCATCAGCATAACTTAGTGTTAACTTTCCAAAATTGTCATAAAAAACCAGTATTCGCTTTGTCTGTACCGTGCTTATGTCCACCAACTTTGAGATAACATCAAAACATGATTCATTATCAATGCTTAGTTCATATCCTATGTTTGGAACATCTGCGATCTTTCCAAGCTCAAAACCATATAATGTCGCGATATCCTGAATCACAGTTTTTGGCGAATAATCAAACTTATAATAATTGCTAAACGTATTCTTAAGATATCTCAACCCATCATAAGCCGTAAAAGAAAAGACCCCCCACCTGTTTAGAGAGGAGGAAAACACACGTCCAAAAAACATAAGTACGCCATCAACCTTCAGGCGCACAGTTGCACCCATTTCGGGCTTTTGCGAAGAAACATCTGGAATCTCACCAGTTAGAACAGACGGTGTGCAAGTCCTTTCTGTTCTTAGGGATAGAGTAGATGGGTAATATTGGAATATTCCACCGTCAACGTTTTCAAAAAACAATTCTAAAGACTGCATTTGCTAATTCTCCGGTTGTAAACGATTAATGTTATTGCTTACATTGCCTTTAACACAGTCTGTCTTTTGCACCCAACCAATGCCGTTCAAATAAATCCTGTCAAATTCTTTTTTTTTGTTTGGTGGCAAAACTCTCCCTACTACACCTCTTGTCCTTGTGAGAATTGCCCTCGACGTGGCATAAGCTGTGATTGATTGGTCATCTGTTTCATAGACCGGGCCTGACGCAACCACCAAATCACCGACAACAAATTCATCATCATCTATCGATCTCTGTTTCGTTGCCACAAGGTAGGTTGTGTCTGATTCCTCATCGATATACTTTACTTCAACTCTTTGTGGGGCTGTGTTTCTGTATTCCTGAATTTCGACGTCAAAATAAACATCACCACTTTCTCCGCCTTTATCAGTAATAATAAAATTTGATATTACTGCATCGAATGATGTGTCAAACATCGGTTTGTCTGCATCGTACCTATTTATAATAAGCCTAAAGACCTTTCGTTCTCTCTGAAGTCTATGGATAAATTCGATATACGTCTTTGGATCATATCTTACACTTTGCAGACGTCCTTCGTAGACAATATTTGACGTCGTACCGGCAATAAAACGATCTGCCGCAGGAAAAAAACTTGAAATCTTTACATTGGCTAATTTTGGAGTTCTCGGAATAACAGTTTCACCGAGTCCAACAAGGTTGTAG